GCTGAGTTGCAGCAAAACGATGCAATTCTGCGCCAATATCAAGATGCTGGTGAGCTAACAAAAGATGACATAAAAGCTATTGCTGAATTGCAGCAAGTCGAAGAAACTATGGACGCATATATTGAACTTGTTCAAGCTGCGGCAATTTGTACTGCGAGGGCATAATGGCAAACTGTTTACAATTAATTGATGATGCAAACAAAGGCCGCTTGGATGATGCAACCCTTGAGCAGATCATTGAGGATTTGCAGTCTGTCAAAACCAAACGCAAAGCTGAAAGCGGTTTAAAGACAGTAGAGGAGCAAATCTTTGAGCGCGGCGCATATCTTGTTAAAGAAGCCGAACTTGCAAAAAAGATTGAACGTCGCAATCGTTACAAGAACATTCTTGTTGAAAAAAGAATTATGGACTTGGCAGACAAAGCAGATGCTATGGTTGACAATCCATCGCTTGCTTTGGAGGCGCTGCTTGTTGGCGTTAATGCGCCATTTGAAGGGGCGCAACGTTCTGTTGACAGTTTAATGAATGCACTGGGCGGTCAATACTTTGGCGGTCTTGTTGCTGATTTGCGTAAGTCAGACATGCTTACTCGGTTTAACACAATGAGCGGAGACTTTGAGCGAGAAGTTTCCCGCGCATTAAGCAACCTAAACAAAAAGACACCAGATCCTAGCTTAAAAGTAAGCCCAGAAGCGCAGCAAATTGCAAAGATCATGCACAAGTATCAACGCGCTGCATTGCTTAGGGAAAACAAAGCGGGTGCATATATTCGGTTAAAAGAGGGCCGTGTTGTCCGTACAAGTCATGATACTCGCAGAATTGTTGAAGCTGGCAAAGATGAATGGGTCAGTTATATGATTGCGAATGACCGCCTTGATTGGTCTAAAACAGCCAATGGAGATTTTCTTGATGCGGATATAGCAGCTCGCACTGCATTTTTAGAAAGATCATACGAAGCAATTACAACAGGTGTTCGTATTTCTACCGACAGAACGGAAGTTGGTCGGGCATTTACTGGTCCAAAGAACATTGCAAAGTCACGCAGCGAAAGTGCTGTGTTTACATTTAAGGATGCTGATACATGGTACGACTATGATCAAGCATTTGGAAAAGCATCTTTGCGCGAAAGCTTTGTGCAGGATTTGCAAGCATCAATGCGTTCGATTGCACTGATGGAGCAGCTTGGCACTAACCCAGAGGCCATGTTTGAAAAGGTGCAAAAACGGTTGTTGGAAAAGCACCGTAGCAACCCAGAGAAAGTTAAGCAATTACGCCGCGAGGGATCGTTGCTAAACTTTGAAGCAATGATGGCCGAAGTTACTGGCGATATTAACATTGGTTCTCACACGCCTCTTGCAAGATTTATGCATGGGTATCGTGCTTGGCAGACAATGGCTAAACTTGGCGCTGCATTTATAGCTGCGTTTAGTGATGTTGGCTTTATGGCATCTAACCGCATTTATCAGGGCCGTAGTTTGATGGATGCTTGGGGAGATAGCTTTTCTGCTGTCTTTAAGGGCATGAACTCTGGCGAAATGCGAGAGTTTGCGGATCGATTGGGTGTTGGCTTTGAAACTCAGATCGGCGATTTTATGTCTAGGTTTAATGCGTCGGATGACATTCCTGGCCGCACATCTAAATACATGAACACATTCTTTAAGCTAAACCTGCTTGCACCGTGGACCGAAGCCAACAAGCGCGGCGTGACGTTAATGATTGCAAATGATTTGGCGCGTGAAGCTGGTAAGCGGTTTGATGAATTACCACAAGATTTTAGAAGATTGTTGGGCATCTATGACATTGATGACGTTAAGTGGGAAGCTGTCCGCAAGGGTGTAAAAGAAGGTCCAGATGGTCGGCAGTATGTTGTTCCAGGCGAAATACCTGACGAAAGTGTACGGGAAAACGTATTTAATCTACTGACAAACGAAGCTGAATTTTCAGTCCCATCCCCAGGCGCGCGGGAACGGGCAATCTTGCGGCAGGGTTATCGTCCAGGCACGGCGGCTGGCGAAGCAATTCGATTTGTTGGGCAGTTTAAATCTTTTGGCGTTCTTGGCTTAACAAAGAACGTCGGTCGTCAAATGTATGGCACTGGCGCTAAAAACATGCGCGAAGCTTTTGGCCGTGGGCTTGGCGGCAACATTGGTTTAATCAACACAATCGTTGGCACAACTGTTCTTGGCTACATGGTTATGCAAGCCAAAGAGGTGATGAAAGGTCGTGAGCCACGTCCACCATCATTTGAAACATTTATGGCGGCAGCATTGCAAGGCGGCGGCTTGGGTATCTATGGCGACTTTTTGTTTGGCCAAGCCAATCGCTTTGGCGGCGGGACGTTAGAAACTTTGGCTGGCCCTGGGATTGGTACAGCAGCCGAGGCTATTGATTTGCTCCAACGCGCCCGTTTTGCATTGGCAACTGGCGATGATGATGTTCGAGGTGATATGGTTCGTTTCTTAAAAAGCAACACGCCATTTGCAAATTTGTTCTATACTCAACGGGCAATGGACTATATGGTTTGGTATCAACTGCAAGAAACAATCAATCCTGGTTACGTTAGCCGCATGGAACAGCGGATAAAGAGAGAAAACAATCAAGAGTTTTTCATCCCACCATCTAGCATTGTTGCAACAGGTGGTGGCTTTAGATGACTGTTCAAAGAGCAATCTTTGTGGTAAAACACTCTTAGCAGAGGATTTAATATGACAGTAAGCAGCAGCACAAGCAAAGTCAGCTACAACGGTGATGGCAGCACCACCGTCTTTGCGTACACATTCAAGACGTTTGATGAAGATGATTTGACCGTTGTGCTGCGTAGCTCAACTGGCACTGAAACAACGCAGACAATAACAACGCACTACACTGTGAGTGGTGTTGGTAATGCTGGCGGCGGGAACGTCACAATGCTAACAGCCCCAGCAGCGGGTGAGACGCTGACAATCCTGCGTGAGCAGCCATTGACGCAAGGTTTGGATTTGGTTCCTAACGATCCATTTCCTGCGCAGTCTTTGGAAGATGCGCTAGATAAGCTGACATTTATGGTGCAGACGCACAGCGAAGAGCTTGACCGCGCAATCAAAGCGTCAAAGACAAACACGATTACATCAACAGAGTTTACGGTAAACGCAACAGATCGTGCAAACAAAGTGTTTGCTTTTGACAGCTCTGGCGAACTTTCGATTGCGCAAGAGCTTGGGACATATCGCGGCAACTGGGCAGCGTCAACTGCCTACGCCCAGCGCGATATAATTAAAGATACGTCAAACAATAATATTTATATTTGTTTGACTGCCCACACATCTAGCGGATCTCAGCCCATTAGCTCTAACGCAGACAGTGCAAAGTGGGCGTTGATTGTTGACGCGGCTGCCGCCGCGACATCGGCATCTGCCGCTGCATCTTCTGCCTCTGCTGCCTCGACATCTGCAACCAATGCCGCAAACAGCGCATCGGCGGCTGCGACATCTCAAAGTGCTGCGGCAACTAGCGCAACCAATGCTGCAAGCAGTGCATCAGCAGCAGCTACAAGCGCCACTAACGCGGCAGCGTCAGAGACGAATGCGGCGACAAGCGAAACCAATGCTGCGGCATCTGCAACAGCGGCGGCGGCATCTGCTGCGGCTGCTCTAACATCCGAGAACAATGCCGCAACGTCAGAGACAAACGCGGCAACATCGGAAACGAATGCGGCTGCATCTGCTGCGACAGCATCAACAGCGGCAACAACCGCAACAACTCAAGCAACTGCTGCGGCCACGTCTGCCACGAATGCAGCAACGTCAGAAACCAACGCGGCTACGTCTGAGACAAATGCTGCAACGTCCGAAACAAATGCGGCGGCAAGTGCATCGGCTGCGGCTGCATCGCAGACTGCGGCGGCGGCATCGGCTGCATCTGCGGCTTCTGCATATGACAGCTTTGATGATCGCTATCTTGGGCCAAAGACATCTGACCCAACACTAGATAACGATGGCAATGCACTTGTTGCTGGGGCGCTTTACTTTAACAGCACAGCAAACGAAATGCGCGTGTATGATGGGGCAAACTGGATTGCGGCATCATCGGCTGGCGGTGCTTCTTTGCTGAATTACAACTACACAGCAACAAGCGGTCAGACCACATTCTCTGGTGCTGATGATAATGCAGCCACGCTGTCATACACTCAGCAAAACTTGATTGTTACTCTAAACGGTATCGTCCTTGAGGATGGCACTGATTATACTGCAAGCAACGGCACAAGCATTGTGTTGGCCTCTGGTGCGGCTGCGGGTGATGAATTAAACATTGTAGCGTTTAAGTCTTTCACGACTGCTGACATGGTTCCAGCGTCTACTGGTGGTACTTTTTCAGGAAACGTTACAGCTACAAAGTTTCTGACAACAGCAAACAAAATTGAAACATCAATCTTCCGTGTGAATGCTCAATCACTCACAGCGGATACAACCATTGACGCAGACGAGAACGCAAGCGCAACTGGCCCATTGACCATTGCTTCTGGCGTTACCTTGACCGTCACATCTGGGGGGAACTTGAGCATTGTCTGATATACGAGCAAATACAATTAGTGATGCGGCTGGTACTGGGCCGATTACGCTTACGGGGCAGAGTGCTGCGAAGGCTTGGATAGACTTTAATGGAACTGGTACTGTTGCTATTCGAGATAGCTTTAAGACTTCTAGTTTGACTGATAATGCTGGAGGTGATTACACTGTAAGTTTCACCACCAGTTTTACTAATGCCTTGTTTGCCATGTCTGGTTCATGTTCGTATGCTTCTGGACTTTGGCAGCCAAGTGTAGGAAGCAACCACTTAACAGGTAAAACCGCAAGTTCACAAAACATCTTGGTAGTATATGGGTCGTCAGTTACCGATACTCCTTGGATAGAGCTATCATGGCACGGAGACCTAGCATGAGTACCATCGTAATCTCCAACATCAAAGCCACAGGCGAAACAGCTAGTCGTTCAGTCTCAGGGGTTGCGGCGGCTTGGGTTAAATATGACGCATCAGGTACTGTTGTAATTAATGACAGTAATAACATTGCAAGTATAACTGATAATGGTTCTGGGGATTATTCACTTAACTTTT